ATGAAGCGATAAAGAACAACCGTAAGTTACTTCTTTCTCCCACTGGGTCTGGGAAGTCTCTGATGATCTATTCCCTCGTCAGATACTATACTGCTACCAACAAGCAAACGCTCATCATCGTCCCTACTACGTCCCTGGTAGAACAGATGGTTAATGACTTTATTGATTATGGGTGGAATGCTGAAGATTACGTTCATAAGATTTACTCAGGCAAGGATAAGAATACTGATAAACCGATAGTCATTTCAACTTGGCAATCCATTTATAAATTTCCCAAGAGATATTTTGATGACTTTGATTGTGTGATTGGAGATGAAGCACATCTCTTCAAGTCTAAGTCACTAACAGGTATTATGACAAAGCTTCATAATGCAAAATACAGATTTGGTTTTACTGGAACACTTGATGGTAGTAAGACACATAAGTGGGTATTAGAAGGATTGTTTGGTGATTGTGAACGTGTTACTAAAACAGATGATTTAATCAAGTCAGGTTATCTATCTAAATTTAGGATCAAAGTATTGCTATGTAAACATGCTCCACAATATTTTGAAAGTTATCATGATGAAATTGATTATCTTGTTCAACATCGTGGAAGAAATAATCTGATCAAAAATCTTGTAAAGGATATTGAAGGTAATACGCTTGTGCTATTCAACTATATTGAGAAGCATGGTGAACCACTTCTTGAATTGATAAATAGCACCGTAGATCCACAACGAAAAGTATTTTTCGTACATGGTGGAACTGATGTTGAAGACAGAGAACAAGTCCGACAAATTACTGAGACTGAGAACAACGCTGTTATTATCGCCTCTTACGGTACATTCTCAACTGGTATCAATATCAAAAGACTACACAACATTATATTCGCTTCACCCAGCAAGTCACGTATTCGTAACCTGCAGTCCATCGGAAGAGTCCTACGTAAAGGTGAAGGAAAGGACATAGCAACCTTATATGATATTGCTGACGACATTGGTGGTCAGAATTACACTTTACGACATTTGAATGAAAGAGTAAACATTTACAATGAAGAGAACTTCAAATATGAGGTTATAAAAGTAAACCTTAGAGCAAATTAAATATGGAAGAAGAATTTTATGCAACACTAAAATTAGTATCTGGGGAAGAAGTAGTAGCTAAAGTTTGCTACCTTCCTGATGAAGATAAGATAATGTTGGATAGACCTTTGATGGTTGAAAATGCAAAACAAAAAAAGGGTCAATTAGAAGTTACTGGATTTGCATTAAAAGAATGGATCAATGCAACGTTTGATACTATGTTTATTATCAATAAAGATCATGTTCTTACTATGACTGAAATCAATAATGAAATTGTTGATTTTTATGAAAAGACAATCAATAGAATAGAAAATAGTAAATCACTAGCTGGTAAAGGAGATAAGTTACCACGTAGAGCAGGATATCTTGGATCTATAAAGCAAGTGAAAAAAGCTTTAGAAGATATCTATAAGAGAAGCTAAAAGCTACAACCTCTCTTGAACCCTGACAGAGTTATTCTACTGGGTTTCTGAGGTTGTGTCAACCCCCCCTTTACATATGACTTATACAATGCTATACTTGATACAACTAATGGTAAGAGTTCCGTGGCATACACAGTAATGACAAAGAAAAAGCAAACAGAGTATTATGTTAATAATAAAGAATTTCTTATTGCCATTACTGACTATAGGAACAAAGTTCTTCGTGCAAAAGAACTAGGTAAACCACGACCTCGTGTTACAAATTACCTAGGAGAATGTTTCCTAAAGATTGCCACGCACCTTTCTTACAAACCAAACTTTGTCAACTACATGTTTCGTGAAGACATGATCTGTGATGGTATTGAAAACTGTCTCCAGTATATTGACAACTTTGATCCTGAGAAATCAAAGAATCCGTTTGCTTACTTCACACAAATTATCTACTACGCTTTCCTTCGTCGTATTCAGAAAGAGAAGAAGCAACTTGAAGTCAAACAAAAAATTCTAGAAAGATCTGGACACGATGAAGTAATGCATACTGACACTTATGATGGTAGTATGTCTGGTATGAACGCTTCTTATTCTGACATGGGTAGTATCAAAGAAAACATTGAAACTAAAATGAACCGATGAGTGATTATGAATGGATTGACGATGAATTCCGTATTGAACAGAAACGCTTTGGAACTTGGACTAGCTATAGTAAAGAAGGCGAGGGAATCCTCACCACAATTAACAAGGAACATCTTATCTCTTCAACCCGTTGGTATCTACGAGCAAAGCGAGAAGGGTTCCCTGAAAAAGGTATTCAATATGATGGAACAGTTGGAGGTAAATTATGAATAAAAAAATTATCAATATGATAAACGTTGTTGATGATTTTTTATCTCATAAAGAATTTGAAAAGATATGCTCTGTTATACCAAACTCAAAATGGAAAGTTCAAGTTTCATTGCCAAAAAGTAAAAATCAATTTTTAATGCTTGATGTAACAGAAGATAAATTTTTTAGTGAAAATTTAAATAAAAAAATACAAAATTATTTCTCATTGGATCTTAATTTAGATAGAGTATATTTCAATGGTCAGTGGCCTGGAAGAGATGGAGATTTTCATATAGATGGTTGTAAAAAAACAGCATTGATTTATATTAGTGATTATAATATTTCATGGGGAGGATTTACTCACTTATATAATTCTCAGGAAGATGAGTGTATAATATCTCCATATAAAAATAGACTTGTTATCTTTCCAGGAAACATTCCTCACAAAGGATATTCATTTGCAAATCAAAATTGTCCTATGCGTATCAGTTTAGCTTTTAAATTATCATGAAAGTAGCACTTATTACAGATCAGCATCTTGACGGTCGTAAAGGATCATTAGCATTCTGGGATTACTTCCAAAAGTTTTACGACAATATCTTTTTCCCAACTCTAGAAAAGAAAGGTGTTACGCACATCATTGACCTAGGTGATACCTTTGACAATCGTAAGACCATGGACTTCAATACCTTTCACCGAGTAAAAGCAAATTATTTTGACAGACTCCAAGGTTACAAAGTTCATATGCTTCTTGGTAATCACTGCACTTATTACAAGAATACCAACCGCATCAATTCACCAGAACTTCTACTGGAGCAGTATTCAAACATCACAATTTATTCTGATCCAAAGCATCTTACATTAGGTAGTAAGAACTTCCTGATGTTGCCTTGGATTAACTCAGAGAACCGTGATGAGGTCTTGAATCTACTTGAAACTTCTGATGCTGATATCTGTTGTGGTCACTTAGAACTAAATGGGTTTGAGGTTACACCTGGCATGTTTATGGAACATGGTATGGATTACAAACTCTTTCATCGTTTCCATCGTGTGTGGTCTGGACACTTTCATCACAAGTCAAAGAAAGGAAACGTCCAATATCTTGGCAACCCTTATCAGATGTACTGGAATGATTATAAGGACACTCGTGGATTCCATATCTACGATACTCAAAGTGATAAACTTGAGTTTATCTCAAATCCCTATGATATCTTTGAAAAGATCGTCTATGATGACACAATGGGGAACTACAACCAACTTGATGTGTCTGACTATAAAGACAAATATATCAAGATCATCGTTAGCGAAAAACGAGACTACCAAATGTTTGAAACATTGGTTGATCGTCTTTACAATGTAGGTGTTCATGATATAAAGATTGTTGAAACTCTTGTTGATGAAGACTGCAAAACTGACATTGAAATCTCCGCAAAAGATACATTGACTTTGCTTAATGAATACATTGATGAGGTAGAGATGTCCGTAGATAAGTCTGATCTAAAAGGGTTGATGCGAAATCTATATATTGAAAGTTGTAACGTTGCTTAGCATGTACATCGTAACCCTAGAAGACCATCCCGATGGTGTATATTCTGTCTTTGATGAAGAAGAGGAGAGGGTTATTCCTATCTTTGAGGAAGAAGATGATGCAGATAGGTATCTTATGATGTTATTGGATGATGAAGATTATCCACCTATGCAGATTGTAGAAATTGAAGATCATGTTATAATTGCAGCATGTCAAGAGAGAGGACAAAAGTTCTCTATTATTACATCTGATGACTTTTTGATTCCACCTGATGATTTAGAATGATTATTTTTAAAAAGATCAAATGGCGTAATTTTCTTTCTACGGGAAATACGTTTAGTGAAGTTGATTTACGATCAGCAAAAACTAACTTGATTGTTGGTTCTAACGGAGCAGGTAAGAGCACCATTCTTGATGCTCTTACTTTTTCATTGTTTGGAAAACCATTCCGCAAGATCAACAAACCTTTGTTGGTCAATAGTATCAACGAAAAAGACTGCCTTACTGAGATTGATTTTTCAATTGGACGTAGCGAATACAAAGTGATTCGTGGTATCAAACCAAACAAATTTGAGATCTATTGTAACGGGCAGTTGTGGAATCAAGAAGCATCTGCTGTAGATCAACAAAAGAACTTTGAGGCAAATGTTCTCAAGATGAACTACAAATCTTTTACTCAGATTGTGGTGCTTGGTTCTTCAACTTTCATTCCTTTCATGCGTCTGCCTTTGGCACAACGACGTGAGATCATTGAAGATATTCTTGACATTCAAGTATTCTCTACGATGAATGTTCTTCTTAAAGATAAAGTAAGAGAGAATAACGAACAGATCAAAACACTTGATTATCAATTGCATCTCTTAGAGGAAAAGATTGATCTTCAGAAAAAGTATATGCTTGAACTGGAGAAGAAGACCAAGGAAGAGATCACCAGAAAGGAAAATAAGATTGCTCAATTGTTACAAGATGAAAACAATCAGCATGAAGAGGTTGCTCGTCTGACTTCTGAAGTTGAAAAACGTTCTAAAGATATGGAGGATCTATCTTCCTCATCTGGTAAATTGAAGAAGTTGAATACTTTCCTTCTCAAAATTCAAACTAAACTTTCGTCCTGTCAGAAAGAACATTCTTTCTTTACTGATAATCATGTATGTCCTACATGTACTCAAGAGTTAGACGAAGACTTTAGACAAACAAAAATTGCTGAAGGTGAGGGAG